ATGAACATCAATGAAGTAACCATGACCACCGTTGAGATTGCAGCCATGACAGGCAAGCGCCATGACAACGTACTGCGTGACGCTGACCGAGCAATTGAGCTGGTCTCGAAATCTCGCGCCTCAAATCTGAGGAGCCAAATTGAGGGAGCCACTGAGGCCACCTTTGAGAGCCGAGGCAAGCAATACCGAATGCTGGTCCTGAACCGACATATGGTCTTCACGCTCATCACCGGCTATGACACTACCCTGCGTTATACCGTGGTGGGTCGCTGGATTGAACTTGAGCAAGCAGCAAACCCTGCGTTCACCTCTCAGGCCATTACCGCCACTCTGATCGACCTCCAATCGCGTGTCGATATGATGGCCCCGGCCTACAAAGAGCACACCCGTAAGGGCACCACAGGTCGCGGCTATCTGGTCGATGAGGCCTGCCGTATGGCCGAGGTCCCGTGCAAGGTGACCCGCGAGTGGTTCCTTGAGCGCAAGGTCACTATCAAGCGCCGTACTGGCCCCGTAACGGTCGAAGGCCAAGCGGTGATCATTGAGGCGCACCCTCAGTTCATCGACAAGGGGTACGCCAAGAAAGGCGCCAGCCGTAGCCACGGTGGCCACCCTGACGGATTCAAGCTGACCCTCAAGGGCCTTGAATGGCTCAAGACGAAGCGGGAGGTCATCCTTGCGTGGGACGCTGAGCGCAAGATGGTCCGCCCAGTGCATGACGCTGACGGCTTCGTCGTGGACATTACAGGCGAGGGCAGTGCAGCCATGACTGTCGCAGACCTGCCACGCAAGGCACGTCGAGGGGAGGGCCAGCAATGACCTTCGCCGAGCAGCTCAACGCGTTCTTCACGACCCCGGCAATCCGAACCAAGCTGGTCACCTTGCGCACCATCTGGCGTGACCGCTACGCCCGCCGAGCTATCGCCCCAAAGGGTCATGAGGGCGTGGACGTAGAGGCCCTATATGAGCACCTGAAGGCCGGCCATCCCGGTCTGTCTGCCCTCGTGGAGTCGCTCGTGTCGTCCACTACCATGCATCTCGATGCGGTCCTGATGGTCCCTTTGCGAATCCCGCTGACCCGCAGTCAACCGATCACCGTTGTAGCCCCGTAGTAACACCGCTGTAGCCGTCCGCCATCGGCTCGCATCAGGTCCCCGCAAGGCTCATCAAGCCGACCCGACCTGACATCCCCAAATGAAACCCAGAACCTATAGACAAACCTTGAGGCCCCGGAGTGACGTACTCCTTCGTCTCTGGTCTCCGTGCGCGCCTATGCGGCAAGGTTTGATCTATGGGTCCCTTTAGGAGATCCAACACAGTGAAACTGAATATCCAAAACGTCACCCCTGAGACCGTTGAAGTTCAAGGTCAGACCGTGACCCGTGCCTTCGCTGAGGGCGTGATGCTCTCGGGTCTGATCGCAGGTGCAGGCACCAACAAGGCTGCCCAAGAGGTCATCGTTAAGCAGTACATCGATGCAGGCCTGAGTGCCGATGCGTTCCCTGTCGTGGTCCGTGCCGTGCAGGTCAGCCAAGCGCGCGCCAAGGCCGAACAGAGTCGACTCCAGGCTGAGGCCAAGGCCCATGCCGAGCGCTTCAAATCGTACGTGCCCGAGGATGCTCTTACCGTAGCGCGGCGTCGTGCCAAGCGTGAAGAGCGTGAGCGTAAGCACCGCGAGATGGGTCAAGCGATCCGTGCCGCAAATGGCCGTAGCAGCTTCTCGACCGGCAACTGGCTCGACAACCACTAAGGCCCACGGTCTGTAACCACTTCAATTTCTATCTCAGGAGACCAATACCATGTCCGAAGCAATCAACCGTAATACCGATCACCGCGACCAGCGCGACCGCTACAAGGCCCCGACCAGCTATGAGACTGCCGTGTGGGGTAATGGCGGCAACGTTCAGTTCAGCTCCCAGGCATCCACCAGCGCCCCTCTGACCGACTCCAGTGTGGTCGCCCAGGCGATCGCTGAGGGCATCGACGACTTCTTCAACGGTGGCGAGTGGGCCCAGAACGCGGTCGATGCGATCCCTTGCGAGTTCCGACCCAAGGGCACCGAGCCGACCTCTGTGCAGCTGGTCAACATGGTCAATCGCAACGTGGAGTTCGACCCGCGCCAGTCGATCTACGATCACTCCCTGGTGACCAAAGGGGAGGCCGTAGCGGGCGATTTCATTTTCACCGAGCCGACCAATACCGCTGCCTTCTTCTCGCATCGCTTCACCCTGCTGGATGCTCACGTTATCGCTGGCTTCACCGGCAATGGCATGGCGCAGATGATGGACAAGATGCTGGCCGACTTCGAGAAGGCTTGTGGCTCGACCATCGCCGACATCCTCATTAAGTCCCCAAGCACCGAGATCAAGGAGGTCACCATTGCGGGCACCACTCCGGCTGTCCGTGCTGAAGACTGGATCGACGCCCTGACGATGAGCATCAACCAATCGGTCGGTAACTCGCTGGGTGACTTCGTGCTGCTGATGCACATGACCGAGCAAGCGACCCTTGAGCGTGCTGCCCAGCGTGCAGGCGTTGAGTCCATTGAGGACCTCTTGGGCTGCCGTACCCAGTTCTACTCGGGGTCGGACCGTGGTGTCTTCATGCTGCCCAAAGGGTTCGCCTCGCTGTCGTTCCGCCATGACCAACAAGGCGATGTGTGGAAGGTCCTTGCGAGCCGTAACGCGGGCGTGCAGGGCTGGGACTTCGAGGTAACCGGCGTGGCTGACGTAATGGCTCAGGCCAAGGTCAAGATCAAGCTGGCCAACCCTGAAGACCCTGCCGAGCGCCTGCAAGTCGAGGTCGTAAGCTTCCCGCTGATTACCCGTGTGGTCGTCAAGCCGTAACACCAGCAGCATCCATAGGGCCCATTACGGGCCTTGTGTGCTGACCTGAGCGCCCACTTCTACAGTGGACCTTCAGTTGAGCCCATCCTGTATCACGCTCCTGCACGCGAAGCGCAGGGCAATGACCCACATTCAATCTCACATTTAACGTAGGAGCCCGCTATGGCCACCAAGAACCCATGGTTGGCCGTCCTTAAGGCCCTGTTGACCTCCAAGGCCACTTGGAAGCTTATAGGCACCGTTGCGGTCCTTTACGGCGCAGCCCATGGCGAGGTGATCGCTGAGCTGGTCGGAGAGGTCGTAGCGGATACGTCAGGAGCCCTTTGAGAATCTGACAGAAATTTCCGTGAGACCACCTGTCACTAAGAGCCCGCGCAAGTCCCCCCGTGGGGCCCGCGCAGTCACGAACAGGCGCACAACAAAGACCCCGGAAAGCCAGGGGCCATGGGCGTTGCTACCCGTGCTGCATATGCTTCGGAATGTCACAAGACCGTACCAAACAGTCACAAGCTTCGGTACGATGACCCTTTAATTCCGAGCTTCGAGGACTACTGTGGAGTTTCTTGCCGAATACGCAAGCTTTCTCGCCAAAACCGCCACCCTGGTGATCGCCATCCTGGTGGTGCTGTCGGCCATCGCCGGCCTGCGTGGCAAAGGGCGGCGCAAGCCGGGCGGGCAACTGCAGGTCACCCGCCTCAACGAGTTCTACAAGGAACTGCGCGAGCGCCTGGAGTCGGGCCTGCTCGACAAGGCCCAGCTCAAGGCCGTGCGCAAGCAGCAGGCCAAGGCGGAAAAACAGCAGAAGAAAAAGCCTGAGGACAAGCGCCGGGTGTTCGTCCTTGATTTCGACGGCGACATCAAGGCCTCGGCCACCGAGAGCCTGCGCAACGAGATCACCGCGCTGCTGACCCTGGCCACCCCGCGTGACGAGGTGGTGCTGCGCCTGGAGAGCGGCGGTGGCCTGGTGCACAGCTATGGCCTGGCGGCCTCGCAGCTGGCGCGCATCCGCGAGGCCGGCATCCCGCTGACCATCTGCATCGACAAGGTCGCCGCCAGCGGCGGCTACATGATGGCGTGCATTGGCGAGAAGATCGTCAGCGCGCCGTTCGCCGTTCTGGGCTCGATCGGCGTGGTGGCGCAAATGCCCAACGTCAACCGCTTGCTGAAGAAGCACAATATCGATTTCGAAGTGCTCACCGCCGGCGAGTACAAGCGCACCCTGACCGTTTTCGGCGAGAACACCGACAAGGGCCGGGAGAAATTCCAGGAAGACCTGGACATCACCCACCAGCTGTTCAAGGACTTCGTTGCCCGCTACCGCCCGCAGTTGCACATCGATGAAGTCGCGACCGGCGAAGTCTGGCTCGGCATCGCTGCGCTCAATCGCCAACTGGTCGACGAGCTGGGCACCAGCGACGAGTACCTGAGCCGCAGCGCCCGCGAGGCCAACGTGTTCCACCTGCGTTTCGCCGAGCGCAAGAGCCTGCCGGAGCGCATCGGCATGGCCGCCAGTGGGGCGGTGGAGAATACCCTGGTAGGCTTGTGGAGCAAACTCGGGCGTCTGCGCTAACACCTTGAACCCCTTGAAGATTTTTTTCTTCAAGGGGGTTGCAAGGTGCATCGAATGCCGACATAATGGCGTCCATCGAAACGCAGCTGACTTGAAAAAGCCCAGCGGTTTCAAGGGGATAGCGAAAGCTGGCTCCGACTTTGAGGCCGAGTAGCAAAGTGGTTATGCTCCGGATTGCAAATCCGTCTACGCCGGTTCGATTCCGACCTCGGCCTCCACTATTCGAAACCCCGCAGATCTAGGTCTGCGGGGTTTTTCTTTGTGCGCCGGAAACTTCCGAAGTCCCAAAACAAATTACACGCAGTCCCAAAACTTGATCACTTGGAAGGCTTGGCGATTGCGCCGACGCGCCGGTAAACGCGCTCTGTAATTCCCTCTTTCGAGTGGCCCAGCAGCACGCTGGCGTCACTCAGATCGTTGATCTCCGATGCCGCCTTCGGTCGGATGTCCCGGAACTGGAACTGAGCTATTCGATTGGCCAGGTCTGGCTTCTTCTCCAGCAAGGCCTTTACCCTAGCTTCCTCTCTCGCCTCCGCCCAGCGGTTGCGTAGCATGCCCCAGCTCATGCGCTTGCCGTTCTCATTGAGGATGAAGAAGGGCGACAGGTGTTTGCTCGTCCTGTGGATGATGTGCTCGAGTAGAAGGCCCAAGCTGTTCTTCACCCCATCCACCTCCAAGACGATCCTTAGTCGCTTGCCGGTCTTGCCTTGGCTAACCAGCAGGTAGCCCCCCTCAACATCGTCTTTACGCATGGACAGCACGTCCGATGGCCGTTGGCCAGTCAGGTACGCCAGGTCCATCGCCTCCTTCAGCTCCGGTGGAGCTTCCTCATACACCGCCCGCCACACCGTTTCGTTGGCGTAGAAGTCGCGCGGTTTCTCCTTGTTCTTCCTCACGCCCAGGCACGGGTTGTCCCGGGTAGTGAGCCCCCACTCCCTGGCCGTGTTAAATACGTGGGAGAGCAGGGCAATTTCCCTGTTCGCCCTGGTCTTCGCTGACCGCGAGTCGCGGTACTGCGCGATCATGGCAGGTGTTACTGCGTCGATCGGCGCCGAGTCAAACACGATGCGCAGCTGCTTTAGCTCGTAGATGTTGTCCTTCTGGGTGCGGGCGGCCTTGCCTGGGATGATTTTCACCAGGTACTCGTCGAAGATCCCCTTCATCGTGGTTAGCTCTTTCGGGATCGACTTGGCCTCAAGCTCTGCCCACATCAGCTTTGCCTTCACCAGGTCGTTCCCCAGGAAGATGTCCTTGCCTGACTTGTCCCTGTAGTACAGCGCTTCCCACACCTTGCCACTGGCTTTCTTTCTCTTGCGACGGTACATGCCAGGTGGCAGGTCGCGATTTTCGGTCTTCCTTGGGCGCATTTCACTTCACTCGGGAGAAATCAGGGGTCCAGGCTGGCGCCGGGGGCGGCGCTGCAGCGACAGGCACAGTGTCGATCACCACGCCGCTCAGCTTCTGTCGGGCGTATTGGCGGCCAACGAGCGGGCGCCCTCCGCGGCTCTCGACGAAGTGCCAGCCTTTCTCTGTTAGCCAGCGGCGCTGCCACGCCCTGGTTTTGTAGCCGGTGATCACCACCAGCTCTTCGTCCGAAAGGATCTCGGTTTCCATGGGATGGTCTCCACGCCGCCGGTGGCGGCAGGTTGTGGTCAGGCCTCGCCTTCGGTGATGGAATGCCCGACTGACTGTGATCGAGCTTCTGCTGAGCCCAGGTACACCATGTTCATTGCGGTGTCTTGCAGGACCAAAACCGCATCTGTTCCCTGCTCATCCTCGCTGAGATCAGGAAGCGCTTGGTGTCGTACAAGGTCGATGCTCAGCCCTTCGGGCACGTCGAAGCGGGTGACGACTGTAGTGGTCACGGTAATGATTGGCATTGTGGCTCCATGCCCGCGCATGTCGGCGGGCTTGAGTAGTTGGGGGAGGGGTTAGGCTGCGATCAGGCCGAGACCAGGAAAAATGAAGGCACGGTGACCGCATTTGCGGCACAGGAACACGCAACAGTCGTCTAGGCGATGATCGACGGCATAGTCGTGGGTGGAGAGGTTCTCTATGGTGCAGTAGCTGGTGCCGAGAAATCTCCGCTTGAACCGGCGCGCTGCCAGTTCGTGCCACTTCATCGCGGCGCCTTCCAGATCAGGTAGGCCATGTAGGCGAGGGTGATCATGGCTGCACCTCCTGCTGCACCCCAAGCTCCCCAAGCACCTCGCAAGCGATGGCAAAGCCTGGGCTTCCAAGCGGGCATTCCTTGGTGATGCGGTTCAGGCCGTCGATCAGGTCGCGGGCCGTGCCGATCATCGTGTCGGCGTCGGCATCCATATCCAGGCCGAGAGCTTCGCCAATGCTGCCGATGGAGACGCAGGCATCCAGCAGCATGCGCTTGCTGCGCTCGGCGTCCTTGCGCAGCGCCTCGTTCTCGGCGGAGAGCTTGCCAAGCAGGCCATAGCACTCGGCCAGCAGGTTGTTGGCCGCATCGATCGCAGCGCCTTTGCCGGCCACGCCGCGCTGGCAGGCTTTCATCAGGCCCTGAACATCGGTTGTTTGACTGGTCATAACTTTCCCTCGGTCGGCGGATGAACCGGGCACGGCCAGCGCAGTGAGCCGTCGCCGGATGGGCAGGTGCAGGTCATGGCGCCACCTTCTTGAACTCGACGACCCAGACCCAGGGGTTGGCGTTCCAGGAGTCGGCTCCGTTGATGGATGCCCAGAGCTCGCGCCAGGCGTCGAACGGGTCGGCCCAGTTTCCAGGCCCTGGCTCGCTCTTGAATGGGTGGTAGTAGTGCTCACCGTCGCCGTGGTGAATGCGGTTTATGCCCTCGGCGACGTAGCGACTTTCGAAATCCGTCTCACCCTCGCCATCCTGAAGCCGCTCGACGCGCACGTCGGTGATCTCCAGCAGGATGCGGCTGGCCCAGCGGGGCATGTGGATCGATGGGCGCCCCCGGCCCTGAGAGACCATTGCGCATCCTGTCTGCCGGACGCTGCCGTCTGTCGGGTAGATGATTGGCTCGCCCTGGCTGAGATCGCGAGGTGCAATCTCATCGAGTTGGGCGTCAGCCGCCCAGGTTTCGCGTACCCATAGGCGGTCACCTGGTTCGCCAAATGGGCAAGCACCAAGCTCACCCACCTTTACCGCGCACTCCTGCTCAGTTCTGCCGTGGACAACAAACCCATAGCGCGGGTGATGCTGGCCTACGGCAACCCACGGCTCCGGGCTGTCCGGATACTCCAGGCGTGGGATCTGGCCGCCTTTCACTGGCCGGCGAGTGACCGTCTTCCGGCCTTCCAGGATGGCGCGGACCATAGGCCCGCTGAACAGGATCGGGCGTTCCTTTGCTTGAGACATAGCTTCGCCTTGGCCGCCATATCGCGGCAGTGAATAGAGGGGAGAGGGGTTACAGCTGGGTTGAGTACAAATGTGCTCCTGTGGTCAGGGCTGCTTGCCCCGCGCCCTGCTGGTGCAGCCCCAGCACTTGCCGCAATTGATGCCAGGCCTGCACACGACAGCAGGCACAGGAGGTGACTTGATCGATTCGCGCTTCCACGCCGGCCACGTTGCAACTTTTTCGGCGCAGCTGTCGCAGTAGTCGCGGAAGGCCTGCTTGGCGCTCGGCTCGTCACTGACGACACTGCAATGCTCGTCGTAGATCCTCTGTGCCTCCTCATCGCCTTTCAGGCAGCCGCAGCGGTATGGGTGGGCGGTGTAGTCGATATGGCAAAGGCGGTTCGTGTGTTTGGCCGGCTCGCCCTGGTGCTGCTCAGGGTGAGCCGGCAATTGCGAGCGGCAGCCGTCGCAGGCATGGATGTGTATGCTCTCGACGCCCTTGATCATCCCGCTCCCGTGCCATGGGTGGTAGTCAGGGACGGTGCCGCAGTAGTCGCACGGTGGATACTCGCCCTGGTGCTGCTCGGCTGGCTGGGCCAGGAGGGCGCGCAGCTCGTCAGCAGCACGCAACCAGCCGTCACGCACGTACGGACTATCAGGAAGTTCCGGCAGCTCTTCGCACTTGTCCAGGGCGTCGCTCAAAGACTCGAAGTCGACTCGCTGGCAGTCGATGCCTTCGTCGCCGCAGTCCTCGCTGTTATCGGCCAGCCAGTGCGCAGTTCTGGCCACTTCGGCCAGCAGGTTGATGAGCAGCTCGGCGCGCTCTTTCGGCACGCTGACCATCTCTGTGTTGCTGGATCGGTTTTCTGTGGGCATGGGGATACCTTGAAGATTGAAGGCTATGTGCCATAGTCATTCCTCCATCAACAGGGAGTTATCGCTATGGGTGTAAAAATCGAGTTTCACGACGGCCGCTCGGTCGAGTACGAAAACGCAGTTCGAGTTGCGGACTCTAAGAATGACTACGTTCTTTTCGATGAGAGTGGTGCCGTGCTTGCGCATGTCCATAAGTACGACGTGAAGAACCTTCACACCAAAGATCCTGATGAGAAATGGTGATTTAGGCCGCTTTCAGTAGGGCCTCAATCACTCTCTGCCCGGCCAACGGCGGCACAGCGTTGCCTGCCATGTGCATGGTCAACCGGTGGTTGTCCGGGCGCAGGGTGTCAGCCGGGAACGACATCGCAGCCATGGCTTCGTCAGCGCTGAGCATCCGCATGCGGTCGCCGTCCACTAGGGCCCAGCGGTCCAGGGTGGTGATGGTGCCGATCGGTCGGTTGATGTCGCGGCCGGTGGTGCCGGAGCCTTTTCCGTAATAGGGCATGATGAACCGGTCGCCGAAGCGCTGGCGGCCGTTGCGCACCCTGTCGAGGGTGGCTTGGGCACGGCCTGGCTTCCCGATTGGCGACCAGCGCCCGGCTTCGAAGTCGAGGAAGCTGCTGGCCGGCACGTGCTCGCACTGTTGCAGCTGCAGCTGGATGGGCGCCTTGCTCTTGGTGCAGATCAGGAACAGGCGCACCCGGTGCTGCGGCACGCCAAGGTCGGCGCAGTCCACAATGTGCGGCGCGACCTGGTACCCGAGCCGCTGCATGGCATCCACCCAGCTGGGGTAGAGCACCCAGTTGACGAACTCGGGCACGTTCTCGATAACCCAGGCGTCCTGCTGCAGCACCTCAGCCGCTGATGGAACGGCCCAGGCCGTGGATCTCGACGCATCGTGCTCCGGGTTGCCGTTCTTCTTGCCGCGGGCTTTTGCGTGACCCTGGCAGCAGGGTGAGGCGATGCCGATATCGGTTCGCGGAACTGCTGCCCAGTTAGCCTGGTGCAGGTCCTGGCATACGTGGTCGGTGTCTTGGTGATTGGCTGCGTGCCACTTCACGGCCTCGGGCCAGTGGTTTGCCGCCCAGAGAACCTGGACGCCTGCGGCGCGCGCACCGGTACTCCATCCGCCGAGGCCGGCGAACAGGTCGATTGCTGTGGTCATGAGTTCCCCGCCGGGTCGGCGTTATCGTTGAATAGGGGAAGGCGCTGGCGGGCAGCGCGGGTCAGGCGGCAGTGTCGTCAGCTGCAGGCTTTGGCTGGTACACCAGCGTGCCGTCGAGGATGGCGGCCTTGATCGCTTCGAACTCCCAGGCGTAGTACTGCGACTCGACGTAAACTCGCAGCTCTGGGTAATCGTGCTGCTTGCGGCGAATGAACGCTTCGGCCGCTTCCTTGGTGAAGTGGCTGTTCACGATTTCCCAGTGCTTGTTCCAGCCGGTGACGGTGTGGTCGTCGAGTTCGGCCAGGAGCTCCCACTGGTCATCCGTATCCAGGTCGAGGAAATCACACTCGTGGTCGGCCTGAACGGACTGGTTGATTTCCTGCTGTTCTTCCTCGTCGAGGTCATTCCAGTAATCCACTGGACTGAACCATCTCCTGTCTTCCAGGCAAACCACCAAGCCTTCGGCATAGTCACGGTCGAAGCCGTAGTCGATTCGCTGCTGCTGCACGGTGAACAGTGCGCATGAAGTGTGGTGCCACTTCACTCCCTGACCGTTGCAGTGGTGCCGGAGGCGGGCAACGAAGTCCGCCCAGGTCTCGGCGTTCATTGGGTGCCCGGTTGCCAGGCTCGGGCTGGCTTCGGTATCGCTCATGGCTTTCTCCATGCATGCGCCGCCCTCCGTGCTGGTGGCGGCATGGTGGAATGATTTTTGTCAGGCTGCGTTGCGCTTGAGCTGGGTGATCAGCTGCGTCGGCAGGTTCTTGATGGTCAGGCTGGCGCTTTCTGGATCGAACTCAACGCGCTTGCCCAGCAGGTGCGCCTCGAAGCTGATGGACATACCCTCAGCCCGACCGGTGAAGCGGCGGTACTGGTTGAGCGTGCGCTCGTCAGCAGCGAAGGTCTCGGAGAGCCCGTAACCGCCAGATCGGATGAACTCGGCGAAAGTGGCCGGGCTGTCCTCGTTAAGCAGCTCGGACACTTTATCCAGGGTTACCGGCTCGCCGAGCTTGCCTTTCGCTTTTGCGTAATCAACCAGGTCCTGGCTCTTTTCGGTTGCGTCTTCGGCGTCCAGGTCTTCAGCCTTCACGAAGTCGGCGAAGGCCTTGAGCAGGGTGCGGGTCTCGCCCGGGGCATCGACGCCTTCCTGGGCGCCGATGAAGTCGCGGAAGTAGGCGGTAGCCTTTCGCCCGCCCTTGGGCTTGATGAACGACACGTACTGCCGTGACGCCGGGTTGTTCTTCCACTCGCTCAGGTTGATTCGTGCAGCGAAGTGCAGCGTGCGCGCGTCAAGTTGACGCGAGGTTGCGACAGTCAGGTCATGGGCAACTGCTACCGTCTCGATCTGCTGCAGGATCGCGATCGTCAGGTAGTCGGTCATGCCTTGGGTGTAGAGGGCGAACAGGACGTGACCGCCGACTGACAGGTTCGACTCTTCCATCAGCCTGGTCAGGTGTTCTGCTGCGGCTCGGGTGAAGTCGATGAAGTTGGCTTCGCCGGCTACGAAGTCGTACAGCCAGCCGCTAAAAGGGTAAGCCCCGGATGCGGGATGGAAGAACCCCCAGCCTTTGCCGGTCTTGGCGTTGTAGGCGTCGTTGACATCGTGGAGCAGGTTCTCGATGGCGCCGCTGTCCGGCAGGACCGAGCTAGCCAGGTGCAGAACCGCCGGGCTGCCGTCCGGCTTCTTGTCGATGAAGTGCATCACTGCGTGGCGAATAGGCATGGATGATTCTCCGTGGCCGGCTGGCGGCATGGTGGCAATTTGGGGTGGGATGGGGGATTGGCCTGACACTCTGCGCGGATTTGTCCTAGCGCTTGCGGTATAACTTGCTACCGGCATGGGGCCGGATGAAGGATTAATTATGGGATTTGAAGCAAGGCCGTTATGCGAGTTGCTTGAACTGATCGATTCGGGTGTTTCAATTGAAATGCCTGTTACCGGTCGAGAGATTGATGAACTATGCAAGCTGGCAGTTCGAGCCGGGGAAGGGGAGGGGCAGCTAATTCTCAAAAGTGCTTCGACGCTAAGTACCTCTGATCTCAGAGCTATTGGCGCTTATGCAAATGGTCGGGTGCTTTTCAAGGACTGACGGGCCTGCAGATATTGTCGCCTGGGTCTCGCTTAATCTCCGCCATGCTGGCTTCTTCGAACTGACGCGCTAGTTTTGGCGAGATGAAAAAAGCTGGCGCGTCAGGACGTTCAAGTCGACGCGCCCGCTCTTCAGGATCTTGCGCAACCCACGACAAGGCCAGGTCCTGCCAAAGTTCCTGTACCTGGTCGTAGCCGTGGCGCTCGACCTCGGCAGTCAACGCTGCCTTGATCCCGGCAGGCATGTTGAAAAACACCTTCTCGATTCCCAACTTCGCGGCCTGCTTCTTCTGCCGATCGCGATAGTCCGCCGAGTGCTTCGCGGCTCCGGTCTTCTCCTCGGCCATGGCCGATACCTCCCAAGCCGCTGGGCGGCAGATTGATGTGTTGCTGGCGCCGGCCGTGCCGGGCGCGTGTGGTGGTGCGCTTCATGCTCTGCGTTGCGCTCGCTTCTCTGCTGTAGTGGGGAAGGTGAGATCGAACAGGCGCATGATCCGGTGGACCACCGTGAACGATATCTCCAGGCGCCTGCACACCTGGGCCATGGTGATGCCGACATCGCGCATGGCGACGATGCGCTCGGCCAGGGCCTTGTCCTTCACTGGGTCAGTATTGCTTTTGCCGACGTTGCCTTTGCCTCGGTTGGGGTCTGGCTGGAATCTGAAACAGCCATCTACTGCAGCGCGGTAAAGGGCAGTTTGCGACATCCCAGTGTGGGCCATCGCCTGGGCGTAGGTCATCGTCCTGGCGAGTTTCCGAAGCTCGTCGATGCGCTGCTGTCGCTTAGAGCCTCTGGTTTCTGGTTGAGCCTCTGCACTCGCCTTGATGACTTCGAGATCGCGGTGAGGTCTGTGCGGGACGTACTGGAAGCTCGGCAGTTCCTGCACGGCACCGCCTGCCTGGAAGAAAGCGTCGATGCTCGCATTGAGTTGGGCCAGGACTGCTGCGCGCTGGTTGGGAGCGGGTTCGCCGATCATTGCAGGACTCCCCGCTTTGTCGCCGCGCCTGCCTCCATCGCATCCACAAACACCATCGCGGCCTTGTGGCTGAAGCAGAAGCCCTTGGTCTTGCCGGTGGCAATCTCGATGATGTGCCAGGCGTTGCCCTTGGTCACGGCCTTGTAGAGCGGGCCGGGCGCCGGGGCAGGGCGACCAATCATCTCGTAGAGCTCAACTGTGGCAATGACTGATCGAGCGCGCAGGGCCTCAAGGCCTTGCCGCCGTTCACGGATGGCTGGATGCATGGGGTGATCCTCTGGTGGGATTCAGGCGTGGAGTTCGAAGGTTTCGGCCTTGCGAACGATTCGAACCTGGGCGGTGCGCCGCTCAGGCACACGACGGTCGCGGCGCATGGGGTCGCTGTCGTCGATGACCGCGTGCATGGCGATCAGAGATGCCAGCAGGAAGCACATGGGGCTGATGATGTTGCGGCGCATGGCCTCGGCGACCAGGGCTGCGCGGCGGGGCACATCGAGCTTGAACATTGCCGCGGCGATGCGCTTCTCGACGCCGCCCTCGCTGATGCCGAAGTGCCGGGCGATCTCTTTCGAGGTCATGCCCTGGGCAACATCGAGAACGCACTCCAGCTCACGAGGAGCCAGGCCCCGGCCAAGATGGCCAATCCATTGCCCTATGGTGATCGTGTCCATGATGTCTCTCGGGTTGGCTGCATTGGAGAGCCGATCCCGCCTGTCTCCCTGAACATGTTGATGTAGGGTCGGGAAGGCTCTCCGATGCAGCCTGGTGATGGGGAACCAGGTGATCGGGCAGTTAACGTCAGGCTGACGTGGCGCTGGTTGTCTCTTCCTGATCGTCTGCCACGCATTTCACGCCGCAGAGCGGGCAGTAGTTAGCGACCACCGAAACTGTTTTGTTCACGCGCTTCATGCCACCAGCCTTTTTCGGCGCCATGTAGTGGCCGGTGACTTCTACGCAGAATCGGCGAGTGGCCTTTCCGGTCTCAATGTTGAGTGACAGGTTGTGGCCCTCTGCGCGCATGTAGAAAGGCCCTGATCCTGGCGCCTCCTGAGCGAGCTGGTCCGTAACCAGCTTCACGGCATCGCTGATGCAGCTGCAGCTCATCTCTTGCCCTCCAGGGCGGTTGATTTCCCGTCTGGCCCTGTCTCCAAGGCCAGCCAGTGAAACCTGCCGGGACCCGCTACTGGCGTCGGCCTCCGGCAATCTTCGAATTGGTGACTCCGACCGCGGACCTTCCCGCCGGATAACTGATCTCGGTGCTTTACCCTGCACACCCGGGGCAGTTGCCACCCCTCTGGACTGTTGAGGCCTGTCCATCGCTGCCTTTGCTGCGGCCGGTGTCGATCCGGCATGTGGTGAAATTTAGAAAACTAAACAAAGAACGTCAAGGGCTTTTGTACAGAAAACTAAACTTTTGGGGCGCGGTTCGTCGCCTGGCGCATGATGCAGGCCAGGTGAAAGCGGATGGTAGGGCACAAAAAAGCCCGGTCTAAGCCGGGCTATCTATCACTTTCGGCGGGGTGATCGCCTAACCGTTGACCACCAGAACACGCGGCCAAGCATACGGATCTCATCGTGGAACTGCTCTGCCGACATCACCTCGTCCGGGTAGTCTTCGCTGTTCTCGCTCCTGATCCGCACAGCCCCAGCTGGTAGTCGGTGAAGGTACTTCACGCGCAGCAAGCCTCCATGGTTGAAGGCATAGATCTCGCCATCAATTATCGAGGTATCAGTCGTGTCGAAGCCGATTGCGGCGCCATCTAGGATCAGGCGCTCCATACTCTTCCCCCGCACGCGAGCGCATGCGGCGCTGTTGCAATCCACGCCCGCCGCTCTCAGCGTTGAATTGCTGAACCGCAGCTTGCGGTCAGCCACTTCTACCACTTCCGTCATTCCATTTCCGCCAGCGAACTCCACCTCGGCATAGTAGGGAACCTCGCACTCGTCATCTTCGAGTGGGTCGCCGTCCTCCCACAACGAGAGATCTCCCAGCAGCTCAGCGTTTGACTGAGGCTGCCGACTCGCATCCGGAAGGCCTTTCCCGCTCGATAGCCATTCCGGTGAGCAGTTGAGTGCTTTTGCGACAGCGAGCAGGTTTTTGCCTTTCGCTCCGTTGGTCCCGTTCAGCCAAAAGGTGACGGTCGCCTTGGATACGCCGGCGCGCTCACTGATGTCGGTGGGGCGAAGGCCGAGGGCCTCCATCCGTGATTTGAGTCTGTCTTTAAATTCCATGTTTAGGATTCTAAACAATCCAGAGTTTAGATAACTTGCCATGATGTGTTTATCTTTCTAAACTGGCCGCAAACAGGAGGAGGTTCCCCCCATGACATTCGACGAGGCCCTGAAGCATTTCGGGTCAGGGAAGGCCATCGGTGATGCGCTCGGTGTGAGCACTAGCCGAGTCTCCCAGTGCAGGTCATCTGGTGGCTTCTCTTACCCGATGCAGTGCGTGTTGGAGAAGGAGTCCGGAGGACGGCTGGTGGCCAGTCGTCAGGACGTGCCAAGCGCAGAGTCGGTTAAGGGCGCTGTTGGATGAGGTGAAGTATGCGTGACCTGGCCTTGCGCCAGTAGTGAGTCCGCCCCGCTGTTCATGCATCCAGTGCCCGAACAGCAGGCGAAAAAAAACCGCCTGGCAGGGCGGCTTTCTCTACAGCTTCATAACGGGATTCAGCATGACAAACATCGTCCAACTTGACAAGTCCAGGGGGTTCACCCGGATGGACAACCAGCTCATGGATGGCCTGTTGGCTATCGATCTCCCGGCCAGGGAGATGAAGATTGTGCTGTACGTGGCCAAGGCCACCATCAACTTCGGCGCAGGCGCTCAGCGCATCCCGGCGACCGATATCGCAAAAGCCATCAACGTTCACCCCGACACCGTATCCAAAGCTGTCTCCAGCCTGCTGCGCCGCCGCGTGCTGTTCCGCGAAGGAGGGGCGCGGGGCGATATCGGCGTGAATGACCCGGCGGACTGGGTCTACGTGGTTGAGCCGAAACAGACCAAAACAGCCGACTCGGCTGAAGTGGTCCGAATCGGCGATCAGTCGAAACAGACCAAAACCGCCGAGTCCCTTCTTTATTCTAAGAATCTAACCCCCTATGTATTTCTTCCTTCGGAAGAAAATACATGCCCCCCCAGCGAAGTGGACGAGCCGCCGGCGAAAGCTGACCGCAAGGCGCCATTCGGTAAGGCCGCCATGCTGGCCGACAACCCCCACGGCCTGGACGAGGAATTGATCGCGGACTACCTGGCTGTCCGCAAGGCCGCCAAAGCCCCGGTTACTGCCCGCATCTGGTCAGGCCTGAACGCCAAGCTCGAGCAGTGCAAGGCTTTCGGTATCCAGCCAGCGCAGGCCCTGGCCGTGGCCGTCGAGAATGGTTGGCGCGGATTTGAGGTGGAGTGGGTCACCAAGCGTATCGGCGGCCAGGCGACTGGCCAGCCCAGCCGCCATCACGGGTTTGCCGACCGCGACTATCGCGAAGGCCTGATCGACCGGGGGGATGGTACCTATGCGTTCTGAAAACGTGGTCCACCTGTCCAGCATGGCCGGGCCGCAAGTCACTTCGGTTGTGGTCTGCGATGAGCATGGCCCGTATCAGGCCACCGTCCACCAGGTGCTCAGTCACACGTTCCGCTCACCGTGCCCCGTTTGCAAAGCCGCACAGGCGACCAAGGCCGAGGCCGAAGCCGCCCAGCGACAGCGCGCCGAACTGGCCTACAAGCTGGGTGATGCCCTGATCCCGAAGCGGTTCAAGGACAAGACTTTCGACAGCTACGCGGCGGCCACTGAGGCCCAGCGCAAGGTGAAGGCGCGCTGCATCCGCTACGCGGATGAGTTCGGACAGAACCTGGAAGAGGGCCGCTGCCTGATCCTGGTCGGCAACCCTGGAACTGGCAAGACACACCTTGGGGTATCGATCGCCCAGCACGTCATGGCCACCACGCGGCACGCGGCGGCCTACCGAACCCTTGGCGGCATCCTGCAGACGATCCGGGGGACGTTCGATGGCGGCTCAGGGCAGACCGAGGGCAGCATCCTCGACGCTCTGGTGCGTCCCGCGCTGCTGGTACTTGATGAGGTTGGTGCCAGCAAGGAGGCACCGAGCGACTTCGAGTTGACCCGGCTGTTCTCGATCATCAACGGCCGTTACGAGCGGATGCTTCCAACCATCGTGATCTCGAACCTGGGCGCGAAAGAGCTGCCGGCGGTAATGGGCGAGCGTTCTGCCGACCGTCTGCGCGAGGGTGGTGGGATCGTTTTGCCATTCGACTGGAAGTCACACCGCGGGAAGGAGGAGATCTGATGCGGCAAACCAAACTGACCAAGGCTGCTCGTGGCCGGGAATGCCAGGTACGCATCCCGGGGGTGTGCAACGGCAACCCCGAAACCACCGTGCTGGCCCACTACCGACTGGCAGGTACCTGCGGCGTGGGCAGCAAGCCCCACGACTTGCAGGGCGCCTGGGCATGCAGCGCCTGCCACGATGCCTGTGACGGGCGCAGTCGTGCCGTGGATCGCGACACCGCCCGCCAGTACCACGCCGAGGGCGTGATGCGCACCCAGTCGATTTTGCTGGCTGAATCCGTGGTGGTCGCGTGAGTTCGCCAGCCCTTCGCCCGTTCAGGCCCAAGCTGCAGCGCACCAAGCCCGTCGACCGGGAAGGGCAGGAACAGGCTGCGCTGATGCAGGAGCTCGCGCTGCGCTATCCCGAGGTGCACGAGCTGATCTACCACGTCCCGAACGGTGGGCATCGGGTGAAGGCCGTTGCCGCCAAGCTCAAGGCCCAAGGCGTGAAGGCCGGCATCCCTGACCTCGTACTGCCGATGGCCCGCGGCGGGTACTTCGGCTTGTACATCGAATTCAAGGCGACCGTAGAGCCTGCCCCCGTGTCAGCGAGCCAGCGTGATTGCCTGCGGCGCCTGAGCGAGCAGGGCTACCTCGCCATCGTGTGCCGTGGGCACTTCGACGCCATGGAGCAGCTGCGGGCCTACCTGCGGCTGCCGAGAACGGAGGTTTCAGCATGACCAACACCGCAGCTGTGAAAATCAGCGATGCAGAGATCCGCCGGCAAGCCACCGGCAAGGTGCGCGACCTGCGCGCACTGGGCAATCAAGGCCTGTACTTCCGGTTCCATCGGTCCCGCGAGCGCGGGTCTTGGTACCTGGTGCACAAGGGCAAGTGGAACCTGATTGGCGCCTACCCCGACCTGAGTGCCGCCAAGGTAGCCGCGGCGCTGCCCGACATCCGGCTTCGACTTGATGCGGGGGAGGGCTCCGGTCTGTCGAGCTGGGTGCTGGCCGGCCAGCTGCTGGCCTGGTTCGCCGATCGGATGGCCCGCGACCGCAACCTGTCGATCAAGCGCAAGAGCACGGCGGCGTCGGTGATCAAGCTGCACCTGCTGCCGCGTCTTGGCGAAGTGCCGCTGGCCGAGATCGACAAGGCGCGACTCGACCGCGAGCTGATGTGGCCGCTGCAGGAGTCGCTGTCCATCGACTACGTGCGCCTGGTGTTCCAGCTCCTCGCGCTGGCCTTCCGGCAAGCCCATAAGCTCGGACTGATCAGCACCAACCCCATGGACGGCATCCGCTTCGGCGACTTCTCGAAGGCCAAGGTCACGGTCAAGCCCTCGCGGCTGCGTGGCGTGCACCTCGAGGACCTGATGGGCCGCATGGTGAGCACTCTGGCCCACAACCCGCAACACGGCGTGCTGGCCCTGCTGATGCTGTGCCACGGCACCCGGCTGGGCGAGACCCGGCAAGCGCGCTGGAACCACATCAGCCTGGCGGAGCGGGAGTGGTTCATCCCGGCCGAGCATACAAAGACCGGTGTCGAACATCGCCTGCCGCTGACCGACCAGGTGCGTTTCCTGCTGCTGGCCTATCGCGAGATCCAGCGCAACCAGGGTTATGACGGCCAGTTCCTGTTCCCGGGGCGGCGCGGCCTGCCGATGGGTGAGGCGAAGGCCTGCGCGGTGTTCACCACGATGGGTCAGGGCGAGTGGACCAGCCACGACCTGCGCAAGCTGGCCCGCACCGGCTGGGCTGACCTTGGCGTCGACCACCTGGTGGGTGAACTGCTGATCAACCACGCCATGGGTCACAACGTGAAGGTCTACATCCAGTCGGACGTCATGGCGCGCAAGCGCGAGGCCCTGGAAAAGTGGCACGCCCACCTTGATCAGAAGGGTTTCGCCGCGATTCACGGCTTGACCGGTGATAGATCGATGGATTCCGGGATTCTGGCGCGGGCCGCTCAGCGTGCGGGTTGCGGCGATATTGCGGGAACAACCGTAGGCGAGGATTCGAAATGAGCCAAAACCTCCAATCGGGCGATCTCGCGTTGACCCTCGTGTTCGATACCGAAATCCCCCAGGGCAGCCAGGTGGAGCTGGTTGAGCGCATTCAGAAGGGGCAGCTCTTGATCGGCAAGGACCGTCAAATGAAGGCGCCTACCGCTGGGTGGTACGTGACCCAGGCGGGCACGTCCGCAAAGGTCGCGTATGGGGATGCCGAGCTCATGCCGCTCCGTGGCAAGGGAGTGCCTACGCCGAAGCTTGAGGTCGAGGAGATCTGTTACCTCTTCAAGGTGCCGGCATGAGGAAAAGCCACGGCCCAGCCTTCAAGAAGGCCGTGATAGACCTGGGCAAGTGCCCCGCGTGCCGCGGCAAAGCGGTTGTGAAGGGCGTCTTCTACGAAATGGCCTGCGTGCAGTGCAGTTCCTCCGGGTGGGTCGAGGCCTCCACCGGGCAGGCGCTGGAGCTGGGCGAGCTCGTGACCCAGCTGAGCCTCCGTCTACAGGCCGCAGAGCGGCAAATTGAGCAGTTGAAAAGACCCCAGGCCGGCGGGCCTGAGGCGGGATATCAGGGAAGCAACCGGCTCGGCGCCGGCGGCACCAACTACACCGGGGATTGAGGGGAAGGACATGATCTACAACAGCGTATCGGGTGCAGTAGTTGCCGCTCTGGCGGCAGGAGAAAAGGGCGCTGCGAAAGGCCAGGCATGGCAGAAGCTCTACAAGTCGGCAGAAGAAGAGGGCGGGTGCCTCGCCTCGCTTGGCGGCAGTAGCGGCGGCTTTGACCGCGCTCAGGTGGATTACTGGCTGTCAGCGCGGCTTCACCACCTGCTGATCCCGCGCCACTGGAGCGCGCTCAACGCCAAGTACGCCACCAACAAGGCCAAGCGGCTTAACGGGATCTCGGCCATCGCACCATTGATCGCCAGCCCGGCGCCGCAACTGTTCATCTACAAGGCCGTTACTGCCTGGGCTGTGCCGAAGCTCAAGGGCGCTCGCCGCCAAGGCCCGCGATCGGTCGTGGTCGACATCCCGCTGGATGCGCCAGAGTGGAGGCGCGAGCGGCTGGTTAATGCGGCCCTTGCAGCTGGCCAGGCTGAGCGCGCCAAGGCCGAGGCGTTGGCCGAAGACCTGATTGTCCTGCCGGCCAGTTTCTACGACATGAACACCTGGGATACCGATGCCACTCCTGAGCCGACGCGGTACCGCTGGCGGTCCGGCATCAATGGCAAGCTCGACGGAATGATCGACGACGCGCTGGTTGAGGTGCGCGCCATCCTTGAGGCCGAAGGGTTGCTGATCAAGGACGCAGCGTAATTGCCTATTGACAGCAGTGAGAGAGTGAGAGAAATTATCGCCATCCTGTCATTCCTGCGCGTGTTGAGGACTGACCAACAAAAGCCCGGCCATCGTGTCGGGCTTCGTCGTTTATGAGCCCTGGCAAATGCCGGGGCTTTTTCATTTGAGCTCCCCGCAACGGGAGGAATCGAGATGCCGAACATGCCAGAAAAGGACCCGGGCCTGTGGGCCGCTGTGTTCGCGTGGTTGATTGCACATCAGCCACAGCTCTACGCCGCCGGCCTGTCCGTCGGTATCGCCGTGCTGCGCGTCATGTATGGCGGTGGTAGCCGCCGACAGATGTACCTGGAAGGTGCTCTGTGCGGCTTGGTGACGCTGTCGCTGGTCCCGCTGCTGGAGTGGCTTGGACTACCACAGAGCATGGCCACCTTCGCAGGCGGAGCCGTGGGCTTCCTGGGAGTCGAGAAGGTGCGTGGCTACTACGAGCGTGCAGCGGCTCGTCGAGTTGAAGGTGGTGGCCTGTAGTGGATGCGCCGCCCGGCGCGAATGGATGAAGAAGTGGACAAGGGTTGCCTATGAACGAGCAAGAGACCTCATTGCTGGGGCAGATGCTGGCCGAGCTGAAGAAGCAGACCAGCCTGCTCGAGCAGATCGCACTGAGCCAGATCGCACTGATCGAAGCACTGGCTGATGACCAGGGCATCGACACTGATGTGCCTGCTTCGACGTACCTGAACGGCGCGCCCGTTCGTGGCGGGAAGTGATGGCTAGGCTCCCGGGGATCAAGACAAGGCTCAAGCCAGTGGAAGGCCGCAAGCTGTCCACCACCAACACCTCCGAGCGCCGCATGACAGGCAGCAGGCTCCAGGCCCGCCGCCTCCGACTGTGGAAGGCGTCACCAACATGCGCTGAGTGCGGGCGCGTCGTTGCCTACCCGCACGGCTTCGAGCTCGACCACCAGGTGCCGCTGCATCAAGGCGGCGCCGACACCGACGAGAACTGCCAGATCCTTTGCTGTGGGCCTGACGGCTGCCACATGAAGAAGACGGCGTCCGACGCTGCCGAGCTGGGTGTGCACCGATCTGGTGCGCAATCGGGGCTATGACGTGCCGCAATGGTGGTATTGACGTGCTACAAGCAGGGGGAGGGATGAAACTTCACGGCCTTTCACGCTCGGAAACCGCGCTCCCTCCCATTCGCAGATTTTTTCCCCTTTCACGGAAAAGTTAACCATGGCTTTAACCGACAAGAAGCGCCGGTTTGCTGACGCTTTGCTGTCGGGTGCGTCAAACCGAGACGCTGCCATCGTCGCCGGGTATTCGGAGAAAACCGCGTCGCAAGCGGGCTCCAAGCTCGCAAAGGATCCGGATGTCATCGCCGCAATCGGTCGCCATCTGCGTGATCGCCAGGCGGAGGCCGCAGAAGTTAAGCCAGGTCGAAAAGTTAAAGGCCCTCCACCCGAGGACGCCGCTGTCGGCGAGTTGGACCTGGGCGACTTCGACGACCCGATGGACTTCCTGAAGGCCGTCATGAATGAGCAGACCGCCGAGCCCAAGTTGCGCGTCGATGCCGCCAAGGCCTTGCTGCCCTACAAGCACGGCAAGGTCGCAGACCAGGGCAAAAAAGAGCAGAAGGCCGCCGCGGCCGACCAGGCTAGCAAGGGGCGTTTCGGCGCCCGTCCTCCACCGAAGCTGGTGGTCAACAACAAGGGGTGATGCATGGAGTGGACGACCGCCTGCCCGGATTGGGAGGCCCGGATCGTCGCCGGCCAATCGCTTATACCCTTCAAGCCGCTGTTTCCCGACGAGGCCCAGGCCGCGCTTGAGGTGTTCAAGGCGCTGAAGGTCGTCGACCTGCCGGGTCAGCCGACATTCGGCGAATGCTGCGATGAATGGGTGTTTGACTACGTCGCCGCCATCTTTGGCGCCTACGATGCCGACAGCGGCAAGCAACTGATCCGGGAGTTCTTCCTGCTGATCAGTAAGAAGAACACGAAATCAACGATCGCTGCGGGCATCATGCTGACGGCGTTGATCTTGAACTGGCGGCACGACGAAGAGCTTCTGATCATCGCGCCGACGATCGAGGTTGCGGCGAACAGCTACAAGCCTGCTGCTGGCATGGTTCGGGCTGATCCTGAGCTCAGCGAGCTGCTGCATGTGCAAGACCACATCCGCACCATAACCCACCGGGTGAACAATGCGGCGTTGAAGGTGGTGGCTGCCGATACCGACACGGTCTCAGGCAAGAAGTCCGGCAAGATCCTGATCGACGAGTTGTGGGTGTTCGGCAAGCGTGCGAATGCCGATGCCATGTTGATGGAGGCCACTGGCGGCCAGATCTCCCGGGATGAAGGGTTTGTAATCCTGCTGTCTACGCAGAGCGACGAACCGCCGGCCGGGGTCTTCGAGGAGAAATTGAGCTATTACCGCGATGTTCGCGATGGCGTGGTCGAAGACCGCAAGTCGCTGGGCGTCCTGTACGAGTTCCCCGAGGCCATGGTCAAGAGCAAGGCCTACCTCCAGCCGGACAACTTCTACGTCACCAACCCCAACATGGGGCGGTCGGTGAGCCGGGAGTGGCTGGAAGACGAACTGGCGAAGAACCTGCGCAAGGACGAGGGGAGCCAGCGGAAGTTTCTGGCCAAGCACCTGAACATCCAGATTGGTATGAACCTGCGGGCGAACCGTTGGGCCGGCGCCGATCACTGGGAAGGGCAGGGCGACAAACTGCTCACCATCGACGAGCTGCTACGCAGAAGCGAAGTAGTTGTGGCCGGTATCGACGGTGGCGGCCTGGACGACCTGCTGGGCTTGAGCCTGATCGGGCGAGAACGCGGCACCAGGAAGTGGCTGCACTGGGCCCATGCCTGGGCGCACAAGATCGTTCTTGAACGCCGGAAGGACATCGTCAGCGTGCTGAGCGACTTCTCCGCAGATGGTGATCTGACGATCGTTCAGCTGCCCGGAGAGGATGTTCGGGATGTGGCTGACATCATCTGCAGGGTGCGCGATGCAGGCCTGCTACCAGAGACCCAGGCGATCGGGGTGGACGCCGCAGGAATTGGCGACATCATCGACGAGCTCACCACTGAAGAGCGCGGCATCGCCATGGAGCGAATCGCCTCTGTATCGCAAGGGTGGCGCCTGAACGGTGCGATCAAGACCACTGAGCGCAAGGTTGCAGGCGGGGAGTTCATTCACGGCGCCTCTCGGCTGATGGCTTGGTGCGTAGGCAACGCCAAGACCGTTCAGGTCGGCAATGCGATTGCCATCAACAAGCAGATCAGCGGCACCGCCAAGATCGACCCGCTGATGGCGACTTTCGACGCGGCAACGCTGATGGCACTGAATCCTGCGGCTTCGTCCGTGGGCGACTTTCTCGACTTCTTGTCACAACCATTGAGCATGTAATGGCCGATACCGACTACAGCATTGACCTGCGCACCCGGAGCCCGTTCTGGGCGCGCCTGGCGAGCTTCTTCGTGGGCGGCCGGTTGGTCACCCCGGAGAAGGGCTCCCAGGGCGGGCCAGTATCAGCAACCGGCACCGTTGGCGACTCGGTGATAACGGACGAGCGAGCGCTGCAGATCTCCACCGTTTTCGCCTGCGTCCGCTTGATTTCCAGCGTGACGGCCAGCTTGCCGCTGGATGTGTATGAAACCCAGGGCGACGACCGGCACAAGGTGGGGCTCGACAACCCTTTGGCGAGGCTTCTGCGGTACAGCCCCAACCGATTCATGACGGCCGTGGAGTTCCGCACGGCCATGACGATGCAGCTGTGCTTCTACGGCAACGCCTACGCCTTGATTGAGCGCAACGGTGCCGGCGACGTGATCAGCCTAATTCCATTGATGTCGGTGAACATGGACCCGCGACTGGAGAGCGGACGGATCGTCTATCGCTACCGGCGCGATACCGAATATGCCGACTTCAAACAGGCAGAAATCTTCCACCTGAAGGGGTTCGGCTTCAACGGCCTGGTTGGCTTGTCCCCGATCGCCTTCGCGGCCAAGACTGCGGGCGTAGCGGTGGCGATGGAGGATCAGCAGCGAGACTTCTACGGCAATGGCGCAAAGTCGCCGCAGATCCTCATGACGGGCGACAAGGTGCTCAGCAAGGAGCAGCGCGGCCAGCTGGAGGAGAACTTCAAGGAGATCGCCGGTGGCCCGGTTCGTAAGCGCCTCTGGATCCTGGAGGCGGGTTTCTCCACTCAGTCCATCGGCGTGACCCCGCAAGATGCCGAGACCATGGCGTCTCGCAAGTTCCAGGTCAGTGAGCTGGCCCGTTTCTTCGGCGTTCCGCCTCATCTGGTGGGCGATGTGGAGAAGTCGACGAGCTGGGGCTCTGGTATCGAGCAGCAGAACCTGGGCTTCCTGCAGTACACGCTGTCGCCCTATCTCGATTGGTGGGAGCAGGCCATTTGGCGGTGGCTGGTGAAGCCCGCCGACCTCGGCCGGTACCACGCCGAACACAACCTTGACGGCCTGCTTCGCGGTGATTCGGCTGCCCGCGCATCCTTCATGGGCACACTGGCTGACAAGGGGCTTCGCACCATCAACGAGCTGCGGCGCCTGGACAACATGCCGCCCTTGCCCGGCGGCGACGTGGCCACCCGTCAGTCGCAGAACGTGCCCATCACCCAACTCGGCCAACCAAGCCCCGCACCTAGCGGGGCTTGATCATTCTGGAGGCAGTAAATGCCAAGCATCAAAAAGACCCTGGCCTTCGACCAGGCCGAGATCAAGTTCGCCAGTGGCGGGACTCAGGGTACCTTCGAAGGCTACGCCAGCGTGTTCAGCGTCGTCGACGGCGACGGCGACATCATCTTGCCCGGGGCGTTCAAGTCGGCACTGCTAACGCAGACCCGGCAGGTCGGAATGTTCTTCAACCATCGCACCTGGGAAATCCCGGTGGGGAAGTGGCTGGATATCGCCGAGGACAGCAAGGGGCTTCACGTTCGCGGTGAGCTGACGAAGGGTCATTCCGGCGCCGTTGATCTTCGAGCCGCGATGGAACACCAGACCGTGCGTGGCATGTCGGTCAACTTCTCGGCCCGCAAGGACGACTTCGACCTGATCGCCACGGGCCGCGCATTCAAGAACATGGCCAGCCTCAACGAAATCAGCATCTGCACTCAGCCGGCCAACGAGCTGGCTACGGTCGAGTCGCTGAAAAGCCTGGAGGCAATCACCAGCATCCGCGACGCGGAGCACTGGCTGCGGGACGTAGCTGGGGTCTCCAAGTCCGAAGCGCAGGCGTTCATCGCCCGCATCAAGTCCGCAGTTCGGAGCGAGTCCGAAGGCGGCGACGACATCGCCGCGCTCATCGAGCGCATCAACACCTTCCCGAAACTCTGAACTGAGGATCTACCCATGTCCGAACTGGCCCAAGTCCAGAAGGCGATCGAAACCGCACAGACTCGCATGACCGAGCTGTTCGACGCCCAGAAGAAAGAAATCGAAGCGACCGGCGCTGTCAGCAAGCAGCTGCAGACCGACCTGACCACCGTGCAGGAAGAGCTCAAGACCGCAGGCACTCGTCTGTTTGACATCGAGTCGAAGCTCGCCGGCGGCAACCTCGACAACCCTGAGAACAAGAAATCGTTCGCAGCCCAGGCCGCCGAGGACCTGAAAAAGGGCTGGAACGGTTCGAGCACTGGCCAGGTTGATGTGAAGAGTTTCAGCAAGGCGCTGGGCTCTGGCTCCGCCTCGGCCGGCGCACTGGTGCAGCCGCAGCAACTCCCTGGCATTCTGATGCCCGGCCTGCGCCGCCTTACCATCCGCGACTTGCTCGCACAGGGCCGCACCTCTTCGAATGCGATCGAGTACGTTCGCGAGAACGTCTTCACCAACAGCGCAGCGCCAGTGGCCGAAGGCGCCTTGAAGCCTGAGTCGCAGCTCACCTTCACCAAGGAAACTGCGAACGTGAAGACCATCGCCCACTGGATCCAGGCGTCTCGCCAGATCATGGACGATGCGCCGATGCTCGAGTCGTATGTGAATGGTCGACTGCTGTTCGGGTTGGACCTGGTGGAAGAGGGCCAGCTGCTCAATGGCGATGGCACTGGTGACAACCTGATCGGCCTGAACAAGGTGGCCACGGCTTACGACACCGGCCTGGACGCCACTGGTGATACCAAGGCTGATCGAATCGCCCACGCGATCTTCCAGGTCACCGAATCGGAGTTCGAGGCGTCGGGCATCATCCTTAACCCGCGTGACTGGCACGCTATCTCCCTGCTGAAGGATGAGCAGGGCCGCTACATCTTCGGCGGTCCCGCCGCCTTCGCTGCGCGCGTCATGTGGGGGCTCCCGGTGGTCGCGACCAAGGCACAGGCGCAAGGCACCTTCACCGTAGGGGGCTTCGACCTGGCGTCCCAGGTTTGGGACCGCATGGACGCCACCATTGAGGTCAGCAACCAGGATCGCGACAACTTCGTGAAGAACATGCTGACCATCCTGTGCGAAGAGCGCCTGGCTGTGACGCACTACCGTCCGTCCGCCATCATCAAGGGCGCCTTCGCGGCCCCAGCCCCTTAATTACTGGAGGCGGAGCGGGAAACCGCTCCGGTTGGATCGATGATCAAAATTCGCGCTCTCCGTCAGTTTTCCCACTACCACGCCGGAACCTTTGACCAGAACGAGGAACGTTGCGTAGATCCGGCAATTGCTGAGGCCCTGGTAGGCATGCAGCTTGCTGTCTACGCCGATGCCCCACAAGCTGCTGACCAGCAGGACCAGCAGGACCAGCAGGACCAGCAGGACCAGCAGGACCAGCAGGACCAGCAGGACCAGCAGGACCAGCAGGACCAGCAGGACCAGCAGGACGAAATGCCAGCCGCTGAAGCCAAGGCAGGTAAGAAAAAATGACCGTCACGGCACTGGAACTGCTGCCGATCGGCACGATTCGCCAGCACCTCCGTGTCGACCATGAAACCGAGGACGAGCTGATCGAGCTCTATGCCGAGTCGGCGCTGGCCTGGTCTCTGTGGTACTGCGACAACCCGAAGCTGAAGCAGGTGTCCGACTTCAAGGCCAGCTTCAAGACAGCCATGCTGCTGTTGATCGCCCACTCCTACGCGAACCGCGAAGCAGTGGCGGTGGGAGCCAGCGGGGATGAAATGCCCTTGGGCGTTACCTCCCAGCTCTGGTCTTCACGCGACCTCAGCGCGACCATCCAGGAGCAGGCCGATGAAAGCGGGTGATCTTCGGCATCCGATCCACTTGCAGCACAAGGTCACGCCTCGCGATCCTGTGACTGGCGAGTTCGGCGAGCCCGAGTGGCAGCTTTTTGCCGCTGTTTGGGCTCAGGTGGTGCCAATGTCGGCCAGGGACCGGGTAGATGCCCAAGCTCAGCAGTCGGAGGCAACGGGGCGCATGGTTATTCGATACCGTCCAGGCGTCGACTCAACCATGCGCATCATCTACCGCGGTGAGATCTACAGCATCGAAGGCCCGCCGCTGGAGGATCCAAAGTCCGGCCTGGAGTACCTGACGCTTCTGGTCTCCAAGGGGGTGAAGGATGGCTGATGGCGTTGAGTTCACCATCACCGGACTGGACAGCCTTCTCGGCAAGCTCGATGCGGTCGCTTACGACGTGAAGCGCAAGGGTGGCCGGGCCGCGCTGCGCAAGGCCGCCCTGGTGGTGGTGCAGAACGCCAAGGATCGCGCCGAGCGCATCGACGACAAGGAGACTGGCCGCTCGATCGCTGACAACATCGCGCTGCGCTGGAATGGCAAGTTGTTCAAGCAGACCGGCGACCTGGGCTTCCGGATCGGCGTGCTGCACGGTGCTGTGCTGAAGAACGGTGGCGACCTCAGCCCGAACTCCCCGACCCCGCACTGGCGCCTCATCGAGTTCGGTACCGAGAAGATGGCGGCCGTTCCGTTCATGCGCCCAGCGCTGGCCGACAGCATCAGCCAGGTAACGAGCACCTTCGTTACCGAGTACGAGAAGGCGATAGACCGCGCTATCCGGCGCGCAGCGAAGAAGGGGGCATCTTCATGACACCACCCATTGTTGAGGCTTGCTCCCAGAGCACCGCCGTGACTGCGCTCCTCGGAACTGGAGCGGGCATGCGCCTGTACTCGTTCGGCGAGGCGCCGGACAACGTGGTGAAGCCCTATGTCGTGTGGCAACTGGTCAACGGCAGCCCGGAGAACTACCTGGCGGGCCGCCCAGATGTCGATGGCTTCACCCTGCAGGTGGATGTGTACGGCAGCACGGGGGTCTCGGCCCGCTCGGTCCGTGACGCCATCCGTGACGCCATCGAGCTGCTGGCCTACGTCACGCGGTGGGGCGGTGAGACCCGCGACCCCACCACCAAGAATTACCGAATCAGCTTCGACGTGGACTGGATAGTTCGCCGCTTACAAGTGGGAGAAGTTCCATGAAGTGTCCTGATACATCCCGAGTGTTTTCGATACAAATCGTGCGGAACACACCACGGACGCAACAAGCACACGACGATTTCGGTCATGCCCGAGTGCTTTCAGAAACATCGGCGCGGGCAGATTTATGCGACGTACAAACGGTAAATGTCGGCCTGGAAGTCCATAACGAGCCTGCCCGTTTTGATGACCAGCACTCCAATGATTAGGCTTTGGCCGCCACTGTTCTCATCCGCTAGTGGAGATGAGAACACATCCGTTTCGAACTGGCTGCCAACCTCCGGAAGAAAGATGTGCGCAAGGTGCTGCGTGGAGACAAATGAACCGCTCGCGCTTCGAGCTTGCACGGTTCCAATCTGCGGGCAGCCGATTTCGGCAATGAGCTCTGGTGTGGCGTAGTTGTGGTCAGCTCCCGTATCAATCAGCGCCCACGTTGTTTTGAAACCTACCAGTTCACGAGGGCCCTTCCCATGGTCCGGATCGTAGCGAAGCGCGGCCTTGACGACAGGTCGTCCAGGAGGGCGGTCATAGACGTCGCCGTTCGGAGACATGAAGTGTATTTGTACAAATTTCGTTCCATCGGGGACTACATAGTCGCTCATCACAGTTTCCATCTGTCTTCGAAAATGGGCACAACGCTACTACTACTTTGAGCCGCCCCGTTACTGGGTTTCCATCCACTCTGGTTAACCAAACAGTTCACCCCAGCCCGCCAAGTGCGGGCTTTTCTTTGTCCGATAGGAGACCCCCATGTCGATTCTCACCCAAGGCACCCAGGTTTTTGCCCTGATGCCGCCCCTCACTGGCACTGGCCCTTCGACCGTTGTTGAGGTCGAGTGCGCCACCGCCTTCAACCCTGGCGGCTCGCCGGCGGAGCAGATCGAGGACACCTGCCTCAGTTCCACCTCCCGTACCTACAAGAAGGGCCTGCGCACGCCGGGCCAGGCCTCGCTGACCATCAACGCCGACCCGAACAGCGCGAGCCATGTCCGCCTTCACCAGCTGTCCGAGACCGACGGCGACACCACCATCAAGTGGGCGGTGGGCTGGTCCGACGGCACCGCGGTGCCGACCGTTGCCGCGGCTGGTAGCCTGGACACGATCACTGTTACCGCCGGCGGCAGCGGCTACACCAGCGCGCCTACCGTGACCCTCACCGGCGGCGGTGGCAGCGGCGCGACCGCCGTGGCCGTGCTGGAGGATGACGAGGTGGTGGCTATCAACATCACCAACCCAGGGACCGGCTACACCAGCGCGCCGACCGTGGGCTTCACTGGCGGCGCTGGCTCGGGGGCTGCGGCCACCGCCACCGTCAACCTGGAAGAGGACTTCGTCCTGCCACCGTCGCGCACCTGGTTCGTGTTCGAGGGCTACGTCGCCGACTTCCCGTTCGACTTCGCCGCCAACGCCGTGGTCAGCACCGCGGTATCCATCCAGCGCTCGGGCGGTTCCGCCTGGATCAAGAAGACCACCTGAGGTAGCCAATGAAGCTCAACATCGACAGCCTGCGACAAGCGGGCGCTTTCACCGGCCGCCCAGTTGAGAAGGAGATCAGCTGGCGGCAAGGCGATGACACCCTCACGGCGACGGTGTTCGTTCGCCCGCTGGGCTACCAGAGCGCCGTCAGCGACGTCCTCGCGGCCGGCGGCAAGCAGGACAGCATTGCCGGCCGCATCGCTGCGGCCATCTGCGATGAGGAAGGCAACCCGGTGTTCACCGCGCAGGACATCACGCATGGCCCGCTCGATCCGGACGAGCTGGCGAAGGACCGCAACAGCACCAAGCGCCTGGGCGCCCTGGACGGCAACCTCACCGTAGCTCTGCTCACGGCGATCCACGAGGTGAACAACCTGGGAAAGATGCCGAACTCAGCGAGCTCGACGAGCTCTGGCACGAGCTCGTCCTCGCCGGCGTCGGCGGGCGCACGATCGCGCAAGCCCAAGAAGCCCTGAGCCTGCGCGAGTTTCACTCCTGGGTGAAGTTCAGGAATCGCCGCGGCTCTCTCCACATCGGTATGCGTGTGGAGCGCGCTGCGGGGCTCCTGGCGTCGATCCTGGCCAACCAGGGGCGCGACACCAAGAGGCGGTCGGAGCCGTTCACCCCGGCTGACTTCTGCCCCCATGACGATCGCCATGCCACAAGCCTGGAGCAGGCTATGGAGGACTGGTCCTGATCCTCTACCTTTGGCATAACGCCGCTTAATGATAGATTGAGCTGCTGACTGTGCCGGAGGGAACCATCGTGGAAATTGTTTATGGCGGGTATCTGCTGGGTCTTGCTCTTTCGCTGGTGATTTACTGTCTGCCTTTGATGATTGCCTTTTATCGGGGTCATGAAAAGTACACGACCATTTTTCTGTTGAACCTTTTCCTGGGATGGACAATGGTCGTGTGGGTTGTCTGCTTGATTTGGGCTTTGTTTGGTGCGCCAAGTAGGAGGGCCGAAAGTTCAAGTTACAGCAAGTATGAAGATCTTGAGAGGTTATCTCGCCTCAAGTCTTCTGGAGATTTAACAGAAGCAGAGTACCAGACGGAAAAGTCCAGGTTACTAGAACGATAAACAGAGCCCGCTTAAAGCGGGCTTTTTGTTGGAGGCTATATGGCAAGCAGGTCTTTAGGGACGCTGACGCTGGACCTGATTGCCAAGGTTGGCGGATTCGAGCAGGGGCTCGATAAAGCTGGGCGGTCTGCAGAAAAGCGCATGAAGCAGATCAGCGACAGCGCGACCAAGCTTGGCGCGGCTGTTGGGGCCGGTTTGGCTGCTGGCGTTACCGCACTTGGCGCGATCACCGTATCAGCGATCAAATCTGCTACTGAAGTGGCCAAGCTGGCAGCCGTGGCCAACGTCAGCACGACTGACTTTCAAAAGCTCGCCGCCGGCGCAAAGCTGGTCGGGGTTGAGCAAGACAAGCTCTCGGACATTCTCAAGGATGTGAATGACAAGGTCGGGGACTTCCTGAACACCGGTGGCGGAGAAATGAAGGATTTCTTCGAGCAGATAGCACCGAAGGTTGGCGTCACCGCTGAGCAATTCAGGAACTTGAGCGGGAGCCAGGCCCTGGGCTTGTATGTCTCTAGTCTGGAAAAGGCAAAGGTCAGTCAGAGCGATATGACCTTTTATATGGAGGCAATCGCCAACGATGCAACGCTTCTGCTGCCATTGCTTCGAAACAATGGAGAGGGATTCAAGAAGTTTGGCGAGGCGGCTGAAGCGGCCGGCTCGATCATGGACGAGAAGACAGTTAAAGCCGCGAAAGAACTGCAAGCCGCAAACTGGCTTGTTGATCAATCCATTGCTGGAGTAACTAACCAGCTGACTGCCGCGCTGTTGCCGAGCATGTCGGAATTCGCGGGAAGGCTCAGCGAATCAAGCACGCATGGCGTTGTTGCAAAGAAAGTTGCCGACGACCTTGCTGCCAGCCTGCAGGCCTTGGCCAAGTTCGCTATTGGCACAGTGGCCGGAATTCACCTGCTTGGCGTCGGCTTGAAGTCGTTGTCTGACTTCGACAATGCGATGGTCGGCGGAGAGGATGCCAAGTGGTGGGATCGGTATCTACCGCCGGTGAGGATCTACAACGCCTTTAAAAACATCGATGCCATGGGCAATGTCATCGGCGGAACAAAGGAGCAGATGGATAGCCTGATCACCGGCTACGGTGATCTGATGGCCAGCTTCGATTCGAAGCAGGATGGCTCTGGTAGCACGAACCAGGTGAAAGAACTGGCCAACCTGCTCGACAGGCTAAAGAGCAACGGGCCTGGCGCATTTAGGGCTATCACCAAGGCCCAGCAGGATGCCGCGAAGGCAGCAGATGCTGCAGCCAAGAAGCTAAAGGGGCAATTCGACACCGCAGAGCAGGATTACCAGCGCCAGATCGCCCTGATCAACACCGAGGTCGACAAGCGCAAGGACGCCACCGAGGTGGCCAAGCTGCAGTTCGAGCTGGAATCCGGGAAGCTGCACGGCCTCAGCGCCCAGCAGCAGGATCGCCTAAAGGGGCTCGCCGCTGAGCTCGACCAGCTCAAGCAGATCAAGCAGCAGAACGAAGATGCCAAGAAGCTGGCGGCCTTCCGGTCCAACGTTGGCGAGGATTACCAGACCGCGCGCAGCGGGTTCGATCACGAGTTGGCCGGCGCCGGGCGCGGTGACAAGTACAAGGAGCGGCTGAAAGAGCGCCTGGCGATAGAGGAAGACTTCAACCGCCAGCAGCGTGAGCTGGTGCTGCAGCGCAACAGCGGCGATATCAGCCAGGAGCTGTACGACCAAGAAACGCAGGTCCTGAGTGACGCCCTGGCCCAGCGGCTGGAGCTTCAGAACGACTACTACAGCCGGCTCGATGAGGCACAAGCCAACTGGATGGACGGCGTCACCAGTGCCTGGGAGAACTTCGCCGACGCCGCCACAAACTACTCGGCCATGGCCGCCGACGCCACCACCTCGGTGCTGGGCAGTGCAAAGAGTGAGCTGAGCACGTTCCTGTCCGATGTGGCAACCGGCTCCGCAGATGCGGGTGATGCGCTGATGGACATGATCACTGGCTTCGGCAAGGCCTTCGTAGGGGCGCTTGCTGATATGGCTGCTCAGTGGCTGGTGTACCAGGCCGTGCAACTGCTGGTGGGCAAGGCGACGCAATCGAGCGCGGGCATCGCAATGGTGGCCAACGCCCAGGCCACCGCGTTTCAAGCCAGCCTGGCCGCGTTCGCCTCCACCGCAGCCATTCCGATCGTCGGCCCGGCAATGGCCCCGGCTGCCGCTGCTGCTGCGGCAGCGGCTACTGCACCAATGGTCGCCGGCGTGGCGTCCACCGCGCTGATGGGGATGGCCCACGACGGCATCGACAGCATTCCCCGGGAGGGGACCTGGCTGCTCGATGGCGGCGAGCGGGTGTTGAACCCGAACCAGAACCGCGACCTGACCCAGTACCTGCGCAATGCGAACGATGCTGGCGGCGGCCTTGGCGGCGGAGGCATCACCATCAACGCACCGGTCACCGTCCAGGCCCAGGCCGGGATGAGCGATGCCGAGGCGCGCCGCCAGGGCGAGATGATGGGGCAGGCATTCGAAGAGCGGGTACGTGATGTGATGTACCGAGAAACCCAGCAGAACGGGATCCTTTGGAGGAGGTGATGGCAGAGACATTCGGCTTTTGCACCCGTGTCGGTGCCTCAGGCGAGATCAAGCATCGGACCTGGGAGAACGAATTCGGGGACGGCTACGTCCAGTCCGGTGGCACCGGGATCAACGGCAAGTCGCAGGAGTGGTCGCACCAGGCCACTGGAGGACTGGAGGACGGGCAGGAGCTGCGCCTGATGCGCGATTTCCTCGACCGCCACGAAGGCTACAAGTCGTTCCTCTGGACGCCGCCAGGCGGCAACCAGGGTCGGTACAAGGTCAAGGACTACAAGCTCGACCCGCAGGGCGCCGGCCTGTTCAGGATCAGCTTCACGATGAAGCAGGTCTTCACCCCCTACTGACCCCGACCGGCGGGGTTTCTTTTTTCTGAGGCCTCCATGACTTTCGAGACCGATATCCAGAAGCTCGAGCCGGGCAACCAGATCCGGCTGTACGAGGTGGACGCCACGAGCTTGAGCGGCAACCTCATGCGATTCCACGGCCACGCCCAGGAAGGCGACATCATCTGGCAGGGCCAGCTGTACGAGGCAATCCAGATCGAGGCCAAGGGCTTCGACATCCGTGGCGACGGCCGTCCGGCCACACCAACCCTGCAGTTGGCCAACGAGATCGCCGGCGTGCGCGGCGCCGTCACGGCGTTGTGCCTGGCCCTGAAGGACCTGGTGGGCGCACGGGTAACGGTCATTGAGACCTTCCGGCACTTCCTGGACGCCGCCAACTTCCCAGACGGCAACCCCAACGCTGCGAACCAGGCGCGGGAAAACCTCTGGTTCATCGAACAGAAGACCGAGGAAGACCGCGAGCAGGTGACGTTCCAGCTGTCGAGCCCGCTTGACCTGGGCGGCGTGCAACTACCCAGCCAGCAGATCACCAAGTTGTGCCGCTGGGCCACGCGCAACGGGTACCGCGGCGAGGCCTGTGCCTATGCCGGCGCGGCAATGTTCACCAAGCAGAACGAGCCTACGGACAACCCCGCGCTCGACCGCTGCGCGGGCCGCTGGAACAGCTGCAAGCTGCGCGGCAACACTCGCCGCTTCGGCGGCTCCATGGGCGCAAGCCTGATCGCCAGTTCGAGGTAACCATGCGCATCAACCAACAGCTGCAGGCCGCGATTCGCGAGCATGCCGAACGCGAGCACCCGACCGAAGCGTGCGGCGTGCTGATCAAGACGGCCGCCGGGCGAGAGTATGTGCCGTGTCGCAACCTGGCCAGGACGCCCCGCGACCAGTTCACCCTGCATCACGAGGACCTGGCCAACGCCGAGGAGCAGGGCCAACTGCTGGCGATCATCCACAGCCACCCAGACGCCAGCCCACGCCCGAGCATGGCCGACCGCGTCAGCTGCGAACTGCATGAGGTGCCGTGGGGGATCGTGGCGTGGCCAGGCGGCGATATGGAGTGGTTCAAGCCGTCCGGCTACACCGCGCCGCTGCTGGGTCGCGAGTTCTCCCACGGGCTGCTCGACTGCTGGGGCGCCTGCCGCGACTGGTACGCCCGCGAGGCCGGCCTGCAGCTGCCGAACTTCGAACGCAAGGATCTGTGGTGGGAGGAGGCCGACGGCCCGAGCCTCTACGAGGACAACTTCAAGGGCGCCGGCTTCTACCAGGTCAGCGAGCCGCGCCGCGGCGACATGCTGGTGTTCATGGTGCCGTCGCCTGGGCGCCCGTGCTTCCACCCGAACCACGCGGCGATCTACCTCGGCAGCGAGCCCGCCCTGGTCAGCGAGGACGCTCCGGCGCTTGGCGGTTCCGGTCCATTCATCTACCACCACATGGCCGGTCGCGCTTCAACCCGCGACATCTACGGGTGGTCGATGGCCAGCCGCTGCCGGCTGATCCTCCGACACAAGGACTACCAGCCATGAAGCGCACGGTGAAGCTCTACGGCGTGCTCCGCAAGCACTTCGGTCGTGAGTACCTGCTGGATGTGCAAAGCCCGCGGGACGCCGTACAGGCGCTATGCATCCTGGTGCCAGGCTTCGAGAAGTTCCTGGCCACCGGCGAGGAGCGCGGCCTGGTGTTCACGGTGTTCTCCGGTCGCCGCAACCTGGCGCCCGAGGAACTGGACCTGCAGGGCAGTGACGCCGAGGAGATCCGCATCGCGCCGATCATTCAGGGCAGCAAGCAGGGCGGTCTGTTCCAGGTGGTGCTCGGCGCGGTACTGGTGGTGGCGGGTTACTTCACCTTCGGCACCACATCCGCGGTTGGCATCGCGATGATGGCCGGCGGCGCAGCCCTGGCACTGGGCGGCGTTGTGCAGATGCTCTCGCCAACGGCCAAGACCGGTAGCCTCGACCGCAACGAGGACGGGAACAACCCCAGCTACGGCTTCGGCTCAGCCGTGACCACCATCGCCCAGGGCAATCCCTACCCGGTCCTGTACGGCGAACGGGAGATCGGCGGGGCGATCGAGTCCGGCGGGGTGTATCCACAAGACAAGCTCTAGCCACCACTCGACTACCTGACCTGCTTCGGCAGGTCTTTTTGTTTCTGGAGGAATGAATGGGCGCAGAAGTGAAGCGCAAGGCCCCTGCCAAGCAGGCGAAGCCGCGTCAAGTCGTCGGGCACAAGGGTGGCGCGAAGAAGCCGAAGCAGCCCAGCATTGCCTCGAACAGCGTGCCGTCGATCTCCACGGCGCGCCTGGTATACCTGTGGAGCTGGGGGCCAATCGTCGGCCCGGTTGATGGCTTGCGCTCGGTGAAGCTCGACGGCACACCCATCATGGCTGCAGACGGCAGCATCAACTACCCCGGGGTTAAGTGGCAGTTCCGCTCTGGCGAGCTGCACCAAGACCGCCTGGAGGGCGTGACCGAGTCGAGCAACGAAATTCAGGTTTCCCAGGAGCTGCGCAGCACAACGCCCTGGGTCTACTCGATCAACAACCCCGTGATCGACGCGGTGCGCGTGCGGTTCAGTTGGCCGGTACTGCAAGCGCAGGACAGCAGCGGCAACATCGACGGCGTGCACATCGACTATGCGATTGATGTGTCGACCGATGGCGGCCAGTACCAGCAGGTGCTGGCGTCGAGCGTCAGCCGCAAGAACGTCACCAAGTACGAGCGATCGCACCGCGTCGAACTGCCCGAGGGTAGCAGCTGGACAGTCCGTGCCCGTCGCCTGACGCCGGAAGCGAACAGCTCGCTGGTGCAGGACGCGATGATCGTGGAGGCGATCGCCGAGGTGGTCGATAGCGACCAGGAGTACCCGCTCACCGCAGTCGGCTGCGTTGAGTACGACGCTCAGCAGTTCGGCGGGGACTTCCCGAAAATTGCTGTCCTCATGCGCGGCCGCATCGTTCGGGTGCCGATGAACTACGATCCCGAGACGCGCACCTATGCCACCGGCGGCGCCGGGACCACCAACGGAGTTTGGGACGGATCGTTCAAGGAGGCCTATACCAACAACCCGGCCTGGGTGTTCTACGACCTGGCCCTGCATCCCTACTATGGCCTGGGTGATCGCATCGACGCATCGATGATCAACCGCTGGTCGTTGTACCGGATCGCGCAGTGGTGCGATCAACTGGTGCCGGACGGGAAGGGCGGTCAGGAACCGCGCTTCACCTGCAACCTGTACCTGCAGAAGCAGGCCGAGGCCTGGGCTGTGTTGCAAGACCTGGCTGCGATCTTCCACGGCCTGGCCTACTGGGACGGCAGCCAGATCGCAGTGAACGCCGACATGCCGCAGGATCCGGTGTACACCTACACCACCTCCCAGATCCTGGGAGACGGCGTAGTCAAGTACTCCGGCAGCAAGTGGCGCGACCGACACAGCCTGGCCATGGTCTCTTTCGATGACCCCGACCAGGGCTTCGAGACTGACAAGGAGCCGGTTTTTGACGAAGACGCCATGGCCGAGTACGGGGTGCGCGATGTGTCCGTCGAAGCCGTGGGCTGCACCAGTCGCGGCCAGGCCCAGCGCGCCGGCAAGTGGGCGCTGCTGACCGAGCAGCTGCAGATTCGCGGCGCGACGATCAATGTCGGCCTCGATGGCTACATCCCAAAGCCCGGGACCGTGGTCGCGCTTTCCGATCCAATGCTGGCGGGCAGGGCCAACGGCGGCCGCATTGCTGCCGTCGCTGGCCGCGTCGTGACCCTGGACCGTGATGTTGAGGTGCCGACCGCTGCCCGCCTGTTGGTCAACCTGCCAAGCGGGAAGACCGAATCGCGCCAAGTGCGCTCCGTATCCGGCCGGCAGATCACCGTGATGGCCGATTACAGCGAAACCCCGCAGCCGGAGTGCGGCTGGGCGATCGACTATGACGACCTCAAGTTGATGCAGTTCTACGTCCGCAACGTGACACGGCCTGAGTGGACTCGGTTCCAGCTGGACCTGATCCAGCACGAGCCGAGCAAGTTCGACGCCGTCGACCACGGCACCATGATCGACGACAGGCCAATCAGCGTGTTGCCGCCAGGCGTGCAAGAGCCTCCGGCCCGCGTGCTGATCAGCAGCCATTCCGCCGTGGACCAGGGCATCGCGCTCACCACGATGACCATTGGCTGGGATGCTGCACCTGATGCAGTAGCCTACGATGTGGAGTGGCGCTGGAATTCGCGGGACTGGGTCAAGGTGCCGCGTACCGGAGAGTTGGCCGTCGATGTGCGTGGGGTCTATGCCGGTCAGTACCTGGCCCGAGTGCGCGCCGTCAACGCGATGGATGTTGCGTCGATCCCGACGGCCTCCATGCTCACTGACGTTGAAGGAAAAACGACGCCGCCACCCGCTGTCTCGTTTCTGCGAACCGTCTCTGAAATCTACGGCATTCGTCTCGAGTGGGGCTTCCCTGCTGGCGCCGAGGACACTGCTTACACCCAGGTCGAGATGTCCTCCGAGAGTTCCGGTATGAACCCTCTGGAGCTAGGGCTGTTCGGCTACCCAACGAACACATACCTGCACTCAGGCATGGCCGCCGCAGTGGTGCGTTACTTCCGCGCCCGTCTCGTGGATCGCTCCGGCAACGTCGGCCCATGGACGGAATGGATCTACGGACAGTCGAGCGCGGACGCCAGCGCGATCCTCGACTACATCACGGGCAAGATCACCGAGACGCAGCTTGGCCAGGACCTGCTGAAGGAGATCGAGAAGATCAGCGGCCAAGGCCCTGGCTCGGTCAACGACCGAATCACCGCGGGCGACACCGCGCTGCAGGGGCAGATCGACTCGCTGCAATCGCAGCTGGCCGATGTGGTTGGCGCGCCGGATTGGAACGAGAACGACGCCTACCTTTCCGGGTCGCTGGTCAAGCTCGAAGGCAAGCTGTACCGCGCCAAGCAGGACGTCCCTGCTGGGACGCCGGTGACGAACGAGACCTTCTGGGAGTACATCGGCGACTACGCCTCCCTCGGCGAGCTGGTGACCGCGCTGGCGATCCGTGTCGACGCGGTAGAGACCCGGGTGGAAGAGGTCGATGGCGAGCTGCAGGCCATGGCAACCCGCGTGATCGGCGTCGAAACGCAGGTGTTCCCACGGATGGCCGGCGCCACCAGCTGGAAGGCTGGCGACTCTGGCGTGCGTGCCGCTGCTCGGTCGATCTACAGTGCCTTCAGCAATGCCGACATGGCGCTCAGCCGCCGCATCGATATTGTCGAGGCGCAGGTCGGGGACGACCTCAACGCCCGATTCGAGCAGGAGGCCTATGCCAGGGTGACCGCTGACGAGGCCCTGGCCACGCAGATCACCACGGTGTCGGCCAAGACCGACGACAACGAAGCGAGCCTGCAGCAGGAGATCACGGCGCGCACAACGGCCGACGAAGCGATGACTGCGCAGATCACAGCGCAGAAGTCCCGCATCGACGGCAACGAAGCGGCGATCGCCAGCGAAGCCCAGACCCGGGCCACCGCCGACCAGGCCCTGGCCGCGTCGGTGACGCAGCTCACCGCACGAGTCGGGGACACCGAGGCGCTGGTTGAGGACACGGCCAGCGCGGTGGTGGACCTGGAAGGCAACGTCTCGGCGACGCGCAACATCAAGGTCGGCGTCGATGTGAACGGGCGCTACTACGGTGCTGGCATGGGCATCGGCGTGGAGAACACGCCGGAAGGGATGCAGTCCACGGTCATCTTCCTGGCCGACCTGTTCGCTGTCATGCACCAGCCTGGCGGGAATCCGAAGTCCGTGTTCGCGCTCCAAAACGGCCAGGCGATCATCAACAGTGAGATCGTCGGGGAAAGCACGATTGGTACGGCCAACATCGCGAACGCGGCGATCACCGAGGCGAAGATCCAGAACCTAGCGGTCAGCACGGCGAAGATTGCCGACCTGGCGGTGAACACCGGCAAGATCGCCGACCTGGCTGTCGACACGCTCAAGATCGCCGGCCGGGCGGTGACATTGCCCGTCAGTTACTACAGCGCTGGCGTTCAATCGGTCGGGGGCATTTCGGGGGCGGCGAACTGGGCGACCATCTCGACCATCACCTACATCAGCACGGGGCAGCCTGCCCTGATGAACGTGTCGAACCAGTACTGCGGGACGTTCTCCTGGCCAGGCGGCTACTGGCGGTTGTTGATAGACGGGGTGGTTGTAACTTCTGGACGTTGGCTAGGCACATCAACTTCAAGTTCTGCTTACAACGGCGTGCCAGCCAGCTCAATCAGCTTGAACATGATCCTGAACATGGCATCGGGTAGCCGCACCGTTACCTTCCAAATGAGCCCTGATCTAAGTCCGAGTGCTGTGCTTTACACAGACAACCGGGCGATGACAATCATGGAGGTCAAACGTTGAACATCGTTGAGTATGATGAGTCGGGGCGAATCCTTTCTGTCATCAACTACCCGACCAGCGATAAGGCTGTCTCTGAACTTGAAGAATATCGCGACCGACTTGTTCTTCCGCAGGGCTACGTTATCGACTGGGACAGGCACTATGTCGTAGAGGGAGAGATTGCTGAGCGCCCGAGTATGGGCGCTTATCTGGATGGAGCGAACATCAAAGGCGTGAAGTCAGGGGCCTCTATCACTATCGATGGCGAGAAGTACGAGGCCGACGGTACGGATATTGAGTTGTGGTTTGATCGTTCGGGGTTGTTCCGGATATCGATTTCTCTTTGGCCGTACGCTGACTTTGAGGTGATGTATGAAAATCGAACATCGGTCCAACTATGAGGCGCTGCGCGCTGCGGCGTACCCGTCAATCGAAAGTCAACTTGATGACTTGTGGCATGCAATGCATCGCGGCGAAATCCCGATTGCGGAAAGATTCTACGAAAACATAAAGGCCGTGAAAGAGCGGCACCCGAAGCCGGAGAGTATTGATGAAGCATAAGTTGCTGATGTTGGCGAGCGCCCTGGTCCTGGGCGGATGTGCCAGCGGGTGGGCGGAGTACCGCGACAAGCACGAGTGCCGCCCGACTGACGAACTGCTCAAGAAGCACGAGCTGGTGACCGAACAGAGCACCGTCTCGGTCACCGGCGTTGCCCCGTCGTTCTCGCCCTCGGTATCGGTGCGGGTCAAGACCTACAGGCGGTTCGAGTGCAACAACGGCGCGATCTGGGGGCCGGCTTTCTGACCGTGCCACAACGACTATTCAGGAGGCCGCATGGCTCAGAAGACAATCGAGCTGGGTACAGCTCCCGATGGCATGGACGGCGATGACGCACGGACTGCGTTTCAGAAAACCAACGACAACTTCACCGAGCTGTACCAGGGGGTTGGTGGCGCCCAGCCGGAAAGCCCCAAACTGTCTGCTATCGCGGCAAGCGTGTGGGCTGCGAACCAACTTCTGATTGCCACCGGCGAGAACACTATCGGCGGCCTGGCAAGTGGCACAGCGGGTCGTGCGGTAATTGCCGCCGAGACTGCTGCGCAAGGCCGGAGTGCGCTTGCGTTGGGTGTGGCAGCGACTTTCGACGTTACCACTTCGGCCACCGATCAGACCGCGAACCGCTTGCTTAAGAAGGGCGATTTCGGACTGGGCGGGGTGGTCCCATCGGAACCAGATGGTACCTGGCTGGGCACGCGGTTCAAGCAGTGGGCGGGTAGCGCTCCAGACCGCCCCCCGACTGCGCAGATTGCTGTTGGCTTCGACTCTGGCTACGCAAACAACCGCCGAGCGCAGTTCGCCATTTCACTGGGAGACGCATCTGCCAAGGCCTACTTCCGGGGGATAACTGCTACGGCAGAGACAGCCGGTCTGTGGCGGGGTCTTGTGGCAGAAGGTGATTTCGGTATAGGTGGCTATGGTGCCCTCGTTCTGTCAACCGCTATCAATAGCCTCGTGACCACCGGGTTTTATTATTGCAATAGTGCGAACAGCGGCGAGAACTTGCCTGTTGCAAGCAACGGTTATTTGCTGGTCCACGCACAGGGCTCGCTCTATACCAAACAAACGTTTAGCCACGTCACAGATGGCCGGACCTGGGAACGCTTCCTCGTCAACAACGTTTGGCAAAATTGGGATCCCGTCCTAAAAGGATCCAACGTAACAGTCAGCGCAGGCGACATCGGTGTAGGCCGTTTGTTGAAGAACGGGGACTGGGGTATTGGCGCCACCAACAACGCTGTTACCGTTGCCGACCTCAACGTAGTTGCGGGGGGTGGTATTCGGAGGGTTACACCGGATACCACCAACAGACCGTCGGGACTCAACTACGGTACTGTTGTTGACACCATGTACGAAAAGAGTTCAGAGAACTGGGCTCAGATGGCGATGTCGATGACGGAGCCGAGGGCGTGGATACGTTCGCGCATCAACAACGCCGCACCAGCAGTTTCCGAAATCTACACTAGGTTCAATGCTGTCGGAACTGTCTCGTTCAGTGGCGGAAATACGGGGGCGATTATTGAACGTGGCTCCGGGGTTCAAGGGCAATGGATTCGATACGCAGACGGTACGCTAGAATGTTGGGGTATGGGAACGTTTGCTTGCCCTCTGAGCACTGATCCTGTTCCTGCAACGATTGCAGTACCTCAACCTTTCAACTTCGTTGACAATACATTTGTCGGCATGGCATGGGCTCAGCCGCACATCACGTGGACTGGTTTTGGCGGGGTGCTCGCATGCGCTCCTGGTACAACTTCGTACTTTAGCGCTGCTATCCGAAACACGTCATCGGCGCAAAACGTTAACATTGGCTGGCGCGCAATTGGCAGATGGAGAAACGCATGATCATACATTTCTCACCGATAGGTGTCGTTGACGGTAACGATTACTTGATAACGGTCGAAGGCGATACGATCTATATCGATGGCGAAGAGTTCGACTTTTCGCCTATCGGACTGGGTGACAAGTTACCGGCCGAAGCGTGCTCTCCAAACTTCTTTCAAGAGAAAAGCTTCGTCACCCGTGGCGCTAACGGTATTGAACTAACTGTCAAATTGCCGCACGGTCCTAACGCCCCATATGAGCGTCGGTTCATGGGGTCGGTGACAGTGACGCAAGATGGTGACGTGCCCCTGCCTCCGTACGATACCCCCGCTGGCAGCACCACCGAACTTGAACTATCGCCGGATAGCGAACCGGCCCAGGACGGAAAGAATGGCGACAATTGATTGGAGTCAACTTGTAACCACCGAACAGATCGCAGCCGAAGAACTTTCCGCAGCTACTCGGTCCGCGCAGTCTCAAGTATCCACGCGCCGACTGACTGCTGACGGTGTGATCGGCGCCCTGCAAGACGCTGTGGACCTGGGTGAGGCAACTCCTGAAGAGGAAGCCAAGTTGCTCGAATGGAAGCGGTACCGGATCGCGCTCATCCGCGCCCCGAACCAGCCTGGTTACCCCACCGAAATCGACTGGCCAGCGCCGCCGGCCTGATCCTCACCAACCGAATGCACCGACCGCCACCTGGCGGTATTTTTTTGCCTGGAGAAAACCCATGACCCAATCCACCGCACGCGGTGTGCGCAACAACAACCCCGGCAACATCGACTACAACCCTCGCAACGCCTGGCAGGGACAGCTGGGTGTCGAGGTGGGCGTCGCCAAGCCGCGCTTCGCCCGCTTCGACTCGCCCGAGAATGGTATCCGCGCCCTGGGCAAGCTACTGATCAACTACCGGGGCAAGGATGGCATGCCCGGTGTGGGCAAGCCGGGCATCGACACCCCCATCGAGTTCATCAGCCGCTGGGCGCCGTCGACCGAGAACAACACCACCGCCTACGCCCAGGCCATTGCCAAGCGACTCGGTGTCGGCGTGCGCGACTCGATCGACATCAGCAACCCCCGGGTGCTGCGCGAGACCATCGTGGGCATCATCGTGCACGAGAACGGCGGCAACCCGTACAGCGACCAAGTCATCGATGAGGGCGTGCGGAGGGTGCTGGCGTGAAAGCCTGGGCACTGCGCCTCACTGGCGCCGGCCTGCTGATCCTGCTCGGCCTGGCCGTCGGCACTTGGGCCACCACCAGCCACTTCCGCCCGCTGCTCGACACCGAGCAGGACCAGGTGGCCACCTGTAAGGCAGCCCGCGACAACCTCGCCGGGCTGGCAGCGGAGCAGGGCAAGGCATTGGGCGACCTGACCCTGGCCGCGAACGAGCGCCAGGCCAGGGCGAAGCAGGCCGTGGGCGAGGCTGCGGCCAGCGCCCAGGGCGACTTCGCCGCGGCGAACCGATTGCAGCAGGAGCGGACCGGCGGCGACCAGTGCGCGGCTGCCACCTCGATCATCGACCAGGAGCTTGGCCTATGAGGATGGTGGTGCTCGTGCTAGCGCTGGCTTTGGCCGGCTGCAGTGGTCGTACTGAGCCGCAGGTCCAGTACGTGCGCGTCGAGGTCCCGGTGAAGGTGCCGTGCCGGGCGCCGGAGGTCGCGGTGCCGCCCTGGGCAGCTGAAGGCCTGCGCAAGAGCGACAGCCTGGAAGTGAAGGTGCGTGCGCTGCTGGCCGAGCGCCGACAGCGGATCGGGTACGAGAAGCAGCTGGAAGCGGCAAATTCTGCCTGTCGATAG